CCTGTTTTGCAACATTTATTATGCAAAGACGGGGGCTTTGTGCTATAATAAAACGATTTTAGCCAATCCAACGCCATCAAGGCTTTATACAAGGATTCTACCACCCGCTTTACATCAAAATATAGCAGTTATTCTACAGATAAGCACCTATAAGCACTCATAAAATGAACTCCGTATTTATACTATTGGCAGCCTGTTCGTCCATCTCAGGCATCCAATGAGCGTACAAATCCAATGTTGTCTTTACCGATGCGTGCCCTAGACGTTTAGAGACTTCCTTGGGATTGATGCCCTTCAAAAGAAGCTGCGTAGCATGGTAATGCCTAAAGCAGTGAAAGGTGAAGCCCTTAGGCAGGTACGTACACGTCTTTAAGAAATCCTGAATCAGCGTGTCGGCGGTAGAACGACATATCTGCTTACCATTGAAGCCCCACAGCTTACTTGATGCCTCCAATGGCGGCACAAGTGCCAGCACCGTATTTAGCACTTCTTGTTGCACATAGATCACCCTCGTTGATGTTTCTGTCTTTAATGGCCTATCGCAACCATGAATAGTCAGCTGTGAGTGTATATGAATCGTCCCTCTTTTTGTGTCTATATCGCGAACGCGGTCGATATTCAATAACTCGCCCAGTCTCATACCAGTAGCTATAGCCAGCAGGAAAAGCGGATATAGGTAGAGATGGGGCTTTTTCTTTTTGTTGTCTTTTGCGCGAGCATCCGATAGCAGCTGCTTCATATCTTCTTCGGTTGGTACAACTAAGACATCAACCCTACGCTTCCCTTGTTTCCTACGTCGCGTCTTGCTCATAGGGGAGGAGACAATAAAGCCTTTGTCCACAGCAAAGTTCAGCACAGCTGCTAACTTAGAACGTATCTGAAACAGCGTGGAATCTTGTATAGGTGTCCCATCCATCTTTGTTACATTGTCCAATACGTAGTCGATAACCTCAGGTGTTATTTTGTCTAAGCGATAATCACACAGTGGTGTAAATACAAGGGGCTCAATGTACTTGTAGATACGCAGCGTTCCTTCTTTTACGACTTGCTCCTTCTCCTTCATGAATATCTCAAGGAGATCACTGAAATAGATAGCATCCTGCGTCGGCTTCTGCCCAGCTTGCACACGCAGCTCAGCTACACGGCGCATCAATTCTGTTTTTGTCTTTTCGGTGACAGATCGCCGCTTCTGCTTCCCGTCCACACCAACACCAAGTGTTATTGTCATTTTCAGACTGCCATTGGGCATCTTCGTGATTGACCCTTCGCCTTTTGGTCTACGCTGTGCTTTCATACGTCCATACCTCCCAGAGTTGAAAATTTGAAAATAAATTTATGCCCATATATATTTCACCTGCTCCGCGCGTGTCCCCCGTGCGCGCGTCTTTGAGGGGCTCAGCCGTCTGGCGGCCCGGCAGCGCCCAGAAGCCTTCCAAAATGCGCCCGCACACACCTACGCGCGTTATCGAAGCCACCTGCAAGCGATCTCGACGCAGCCAGTCGCTTGCCTACGATCAACGCGCGGGCGCACCTAGGCACATACAGCCGGGCGCGTGCATTGTAGCATAATCATCTTAATGCTTGTGTGTCTAGGCGTCAAGGTGTCTAAAGGTGCTTATGATAAGCGCTTTATTTGTTTGTCTTGTAAAATAATTTTTGTCTGAATGCTTTAGTTAGCTAAAGCGTGAAAGGATTGGAAAAGTCAAGTGGATTTTATCAATCTTTTTTCGAACATACGTGTTCTATTTTGCGCGTCCATACCAGCATCGGCGTTCATTTTTGCGAACATACGTGCTTATATCTGTGCGAAAACTTAGTACCTGCTACTAAAAACTGAAAAAATCATCTGTCTAAAAAACATAGTAACCTAGTATGTGTTATATGACTTAACGCAGCCACGCAAGCGCAAACGCAGTCATGCAGCAGACAAAGATGCCTGAACACATGCACACGATCACGCCTGAACGCGTCTCCATGCTGATCACAAGGCAGCACACCGGCACGATCACGCGGGCACCGGCGCATCACATGGAGGCAGACACAAAGACACAAAAAATGACCTATGACCTATGGAGGCAGCGCGGGGCGTTGTGGTATCATGAGATCAGAATAAACCCATAGAGGAAGGAGACAAAAAGAATGATTAAGCGTATCAGTGTTATGTGTCTATTGGTGCTATACACTTATACGTCATTTTGTATGGCATGGAGTAGTGGTATCATGGAAAGAAAAAAATATCACTATGACAATGACACCTATATACATAGCTATGCAGTTCGCACCAGATTTGACACACAGGAGAAGAACGTATCATTTTTGTTAGAAATAAAATATAATACAAAAAATGAAAAAACAATAAAAATACCGTCAATCTATATAATCACACAGAAAAAAGGCTTAGTAAAACCTTATACACCTAAAAAAGCCACGTTAACTATGGATAACAATGTGTGGATGCCTATTAACGGTGAATTGAATATAGGTTGGGATGAAGATAGCAATAAAACATTACACATGATACTTTCAGAGTATGAAATTGAGTTGGTTAAACGTTTATTTGACAAGGATAGGGCAACAATTGGTCTAACAGTGTACACGACAAATGGGAAAGTCTACAGATATTCTTTTGACAATGAACAGATAATAGAAATTAGGGAATTACTCACAAAGTAATCTGAATATAAGCCCTTCACGTTACAACGCTTAATAGCTGTATTGTGAAGGGCTTTTTTGTTGTCTTATTTTTTGTTTGCCTGTTGCTCTCTCAACCATTTCTTTAATAGCATCATCGTTAAAGCCGACAATGTTAATCCTACTTCATCCGCTGCCTGTTCGATCTCACTTTTAAATTCTTTGTCAATACGGATATTTAGGCGCTTGTCTTTTGTGTCCTTCATCCTCTCACCTCCTCTATTGTACTACCATTGGGAAAAGTATAGCATAAATACTTTTTTTTGTCATGCAAAAACTTTTTCAAAAAATGGGTTGACAACGGTAGGACAATATGATATTCTACAATTGCCACAAGGGAAAACGAAACCCCGAACGGCAAAAATTTTTCTCAAGTTTTGTCCTACCAATGGTAATACATAGTAGGAAAAAGGAGGAGCTACACCATGAAAACCACAAAAGCATCAACCAATGCCACTACCTATGAAGAGTACTTGAAGTTACGTGAAGAGGAGTTGATGGAAGAGCGTGACCACTGGATTAAGGCATGGAAGGACATGTACAAAGAAAACGCCGAGCTGAAAGCCCGCGTCACCGTTGCAGAGATGGGATTGGAAGAACTGGAGAACTACGGGAAGGAGTTAGAAGCAGACGTGAACACGCTGCAAGTGAAGCTTGCGGCTAGGGAAGAATACATCGAATCGCAAGAAGCAAACATCCGCTTTTTGAAGCGGGCGTGTGGCTGGAATAACTAATCGCCTTGTTTGTTGTCTGGCAGCCGGGGCGGTGCAGTGGTATCGCCCTAGCAATCATAAGGAGGAACGCAAAATGAAAAAGTACAGTGAAGATTTTCTGAAGTACGGCGCAATAGGGACGTACTACGGCGGCAGCGCGTTCGTAGGTCTGAAAGTTTACGAGATCGACGAGCGCGACGAGAAAATCCAGTTCATGTGGTTTTTTGAAGGGCGTCCCGATAGCCGCATGACGACGGCGTCAATCCGTGACACCGGGGCGGGGCGTCCCTACTTCATGACACGCGGCCGTCGCGTGCATCTGGATGAAGTAATGCGGGACGAACTAGGGGACTGGAATTTGTAGGAAGGAGGTACATCAGAGCCCGAAAGCGTCCTAGGGCATTCCATGGCATTCATGGCAGCGGTTTTTGGACGCTTTCGCTCTCATGGTCGTTTTGCAAGTTTTGTGTCTAGCCCGTAAAATACGGGTACAGACGTTCTAAGAATAGATGTTCTAGTTTATAGGAGGGACGCGTTATGTATACACAAGAAGAACTTAATAAAGTCGCCGAACGACTAGCAGTAGCCGGCAACCCCTATTTGGGTAAAACCCTTTATGAAGGGGAAGGGCATAAAGTAGTAGTTCTGCCTTTTTTCCACGGGCGAAAAACATGCGGGCTTGCCTATCTCGTAAAAGACATTAACCGAAAGAAACCCGCATGGAGTTGGGACCAAAAAAGTGCCTCACTCTTCTTTCTCTCCAACATGGAGACGGGGGAATCAGAGGACTTGCAGGACTATATCGACAACATCCTTCCCTGCAAAATTGAACGATGGGAAGGTACAAGGAAATAGGAGGCCTGCATTATGAATAAGACATACGAATTTTCACAGGGGATTATCAGAATCGTGCGCGTGGTATTGCGCGACGGTCACCCTAGCGGTAAATGTGCCCGCATTGGCACCGATACCGTTCGCCTTATCCTTGAAGGAGATTCGGCGTGGATTGAAGGGGATAAGGGACGCAAGAAGATTCACGTCCTGCCAACGCAGCAGGGTGACACAAGTCTGTTGAAGGCGCGGGGGCGTCAGTTGATCGTCGGGGGAATTGTGCAGGACGGCACGCGGCGCACCCTGAAGGGCGTAGAAGCCCTAGTCGCCTTCATGGAAGGGGAAGGCATACGGAATCCACTGATTAGCGTGGATGATATAGAACGCGCTGCGTTCTTCCTAGCCAAACAAGCGAAAGTGAGAACCGACTTGCTTTCAGTGCAGGAGGAAATAAAGGCCCTCATGTCCCGCCCTGATTTTGAGTATGGCAAGGACTACACAGAGCTTTTCACACAGAACATCCCGTTCTAACTTGTTTGTCTTTCGCCGGGGCGGCGCGATGTCGTCGCCCTAGCAACTAAAGGAGGAGCCAAATGATGAAAGTCGTTCTGTTCTCAAGTGATAATTCCGTGGCTATTGAATTCCGCGCCCTTGAAGGCGTGAGCGTCAATGGAAAATGCCCTGTCTACGTGGTAGACGGCGGCAAGGACGATTCCGGCTATATTGTCGGAAACAAAGCCCGGAACAGGGCAATCCGCAAGCTGCTTGCAGCAGACTACCACTACTGAGATTTAGGAGGAGTTAAACCATGAAAAATCGTGTATATACAGCCCTTGAAAAAGACGTGTTGTCCCGGATGCTGGACAATCTTTTCACGGTAGAAGGGCGCACCGTGGCGATCAATGAACTGCCATTCACGCTGTTTGAATGCGAGGCGATCGACGGCTCTATGACGTGTAGCACTAGAGCAGCGGATGAGTGGATTGGCAAGAACATCGGCGACATTTCGGATATTGTCGGCGACTTGTCGGATACGTATGACTTGCGCCTTGAAGTGTTGGAGAACACAGAAAAATTCATGGTGATCGTTGTGATGTTCGTAGCAGAGACGCTTGTCTATGAGTTGGAAACGCTACGTCCCTTCATTGACTGGGATAACGAGGATAACGAGCCGCCGGATACGATCACGTTCGACGAGGCGACGATCAACGCTCTCACGGATGAGATCACGGCGATCATCGGCGCGGAGTAATTAGAACAGGCTTTCTAAGAAAGGAGGTGATGCCATTAGCTCTATATTTTATATCCAATAATTAGAACGTATGTACTAAAAACTAGGTGGGACACAAGAAAAGGGAAGAACTGATAGACAAACAGATGTTTGAAAGGAGACAAACAGCATGGAGGACTACCAAGCATATAAAGTCAAGTACGGCGAATTATTTGACGCTCAAATCCTGCTGGAAGATGAAGCCAAGAGCATGGCAGAGGAGCGGATGCGCCTAGCATTGGAAGAAGTCCGGCGCAACGGTGAAGCAGGAGAAGGGAAGCTAGCAGGACGCTTTATTGAAAGTGCATGGCAGACCTGCCGGACAAACATCGCCGCGCTACTTGCTAGTGCTTCTAAGCCTAATAAGACAATCCAAGGCCTCTGGGTTGCGCCGATGAAAGACCTCATCCGCATTTACCAAGGAAAGCCGGGGGAGCTTGAAAATCTACTTGTCTTAACGAGCCTAAGCGTCACGATTAGCATGGTTATGTTTCCTAGTGCGCCTTACAAGAAAACCGTATCCAATATTGCAGGGCTGATAGGGAATGCAATTAGGCAGGAGGCCGAGATCGAATCCTTTTTTGTCTGGTCGGCCGCTAAAGGAGACGTAAAAGACAGCTGGATGAGAAACTCAATGGATAAGGGCATCTCAAAGCGTGTGCGCTCCTCTTATCGCATCGCCTATGCGGTGCATCGGATGCACGCACAAGGCTATAGCGGGCTGAAATGGGACAAGCAGAGCTGCGTCGCATTCGGGGCTAAAATCCTTGAAATGGTTGTCAAAGGCAGCGCCTACTTTGAGATGGTCGATCAATACATAGACAAAAAGAAAATCAAAAGCCTCGTAGCTAGTAAGTGGTTTGAAAAGGCGTGGGAAAACAATGAAAATCGCCTAGTAGAGACAGCGATAAAGTACACGCCGACGATTATCCCGCCTAAATCGTGGACAACGCCTTATGACGGCGGCTACTACGGGGCGGCGACGCTAGGCGTGCATCTTATCCGACTGAAAGAAGTCGTGCAGACAAAAGAACTGCGAGAGTACACGCGAAAGCTGGGCGCGGTAGACCTAACGAACATCTACAACGTACTAAACCACATGCAGGAGACGCCTTTTATCATCAACAAGCGTATCCTGCAAGTCCTGAAAGAGATATACGCGAGCGGTGGCGAGCTGGGTGGCATCCCTAGGACAACACCTTATGCGACGCTACCAAAGCTGCCGGATGATGTGGACATGGACGTACTGAAAGAGCACAAGAGGAAGCAAGTAGCTATCCACTTGCAGGAATCGGCACGCAAGAGCCGCGCATTACGCGCCTACATCGCCTTGCAGACCGCCGAAAAGTTTGCGCAGTACGAGAAGATTTACTTCCCGTGGAACATCGACTATCGCGGCCGCTGCTATCCAATCCCGACGGCGATAAGCCCGCAAGGAGACGACATACAAAAAGCCTTGCTGCTGTTCGCAGAACCGTCGCCGTTGGCGTCGGATGCAGACACAAAATGGTTAGCCATTCATGGCGCGAACCTTGCCGGACGTGACAAGCTGCCATTCGCGGGGCGTGTCGCGTGGATAGAGGAGCACGAGGAGCAGATCAAGGCAAGTGCAGCAGACCCTCTTAGCTACACATGGTGGGATGAGGTCGCAAAGAACGACTATCCGATGGAGTTCCTTAGTTTTTGTCTTGAGTGGACGCGCCTCTGCGCGTACAAAGACGAGCACGGGACAGCCGCAGGATTCGTGACAGGGCTGCCGATTGCGTTCGACGGGACATGTTCCGGATTGCAGCACTTTTCCGGACTGCTCAGAGACGAGATCGGCGGCGCAGCTGTCAACCTCCTACCAAGTGACAATGTGCAGGATATTTATAGCATCGTTGCAGACAAGGTCAATACAGTATTGCTCAAAGACGCGCAGAGCGGCACAACAGACGGATATAAATATGACAAACAAGGGAATGTTGTCAACGACCAAGAAGGAAAGCCGCGCATCGTCTACGGGACAAAAATTCTAGCGCAGAATTGGATATCCTTTAACAGACTAAAGTATTCGCAGGACGGCATCACGCGCAAGGTGTGCAAGAGGAGCGTCATGACGCTCGCCTATGGCAGCAAGCTCTACGGATTTAAGGAGAATCTGCTGAGTGACATCATTAAACCTTTTGTCTTAGAGCACCCAGACACGAATCCCTTTGTGTCTCCCATCCAAGCGGCGACATACATGGCACGCCTTATATGGCAGGCCGTAGGAACGACGGTAGTTAAGGCAGTAGAGGGCATGGCGTGGCTGCAAAAGGTAGCAGAGCTGATCTGCAAAGAGGGGCACGTCGTCACATGGACAACGCCGAACGGAATACCCGTGCAGCAAAACTATATGTGTCTTACGCAGGAAGTGATGAAGCTTCGGTTCAACCGTGCCCGTGTACGTTTCTACACGCAAGTGGAACAGGAAGGAGTGGTAGACACAAGGAGACAGGCACAAGGCATCTCCCCGAACTTTATTCATAGCATGGACGCAGCGCATTTACAGCGTGTTGTCAATGCAGAGTATAGTAAAGGCAATACAAACTTCATGATGATTCATGATAGTTTTGGGACGGATGCAGCACACGCAGGGCAGTTATTCAAGACCATCCGCGAGGAGTTCGTCGGACTTTACAAAGACCAGAACTACCTTCAGGACTTCTTGGAGCAGGTTAGCTATCTCATCAACGATGACGACATGGATAAGATTCCAAAGATTCCTAGTTTTGGGACACTTGACCTTGAAGAAGTCAAGAAGTCGGACTTCTGTTTTGCATAAGACAAGGCACAAAAAGAGCAGGGCTTACGTCCTGCTTTTCTTGCTTTTTATATTATGTGTAAAACTATGCTCATAAAAATTGAAATATATGTGCATAAAATCTTGACAAACATACACACATTTGTTATCTTAGAATGAGAAAGGAGGTGCCGATTATGGCACGCAAGAATGTATACATGAACGAGGCACTCACAGAACTCGAAAAGGAGCTGAAAGGAACAGAGACAACATTTTCCTCCCGTCTTGGAGAGATTGTGGGACGTTACAAAATGCTTCTTGACTTAGAAAAAATACCCCAGTTAAACCCTATAGAGGAGGATATTATGCATGAAGTCATCTGGGGGAATGTTATTGATAAACGGAGGCTAAGAGGCCTTCATCTTGATGTATTAGATGCTGCAACGGGGACTTTGCAGGAACGTGAAGTCCTAAGTAAAAAAATCGACACACTTTCAATCGGGCAACGCCTGAAATTGATTGAACAAATGAATCACATCTAAGAAAATAAAAGAGCAAGGATATAAGTGTCCTTGCTTTTTTAATACTATTTTTAGGTGGGACAGGAGAAAGAGGAGGAAAACGCTTAGACAGCCTATAGACATCCTAAAGACTGCCTATAGACATACTACGTCTGCGCTCTCTTAAAACATAAAACCAAAAGACTTATATAAATAATATATATATATATACTATAAGCTCTTATATAAAACTATAGGTTTTGTGTCTTTCAGCAGCGAAGCTGCGCCTTATCTTTAACCAAGTCTTTCGGCCGTCATTGACGGCTTATTTTTTTTTTTGTCTTACCGAAAGGAGAATCACGTATGCCCAAACCGAGAACACCCATCAGCCTAGGCGTCAAACGCCTCCATCCCGACGCCATCCTGCCCGAGCGCAAGACAGAAGGCGCAGCTTGCTTTGACCTATGTGCCTTGGAGGACGCCTACATCCCGCCGATCAACGCACAGGAGAGCGCACACCTCGTACGCACAGGCCTTGCTTTTGACATTCCTCAGGGATACCACATCAGCATCTACCTGCGCTCCTCCACAGGACTGTATACCAAGCTGCGTCTTGCCAACCAGACGGGCATCATCGACAGCGACTATCGCGGCGAGGTACAGCTCATCGTGGAGAATCTGGGGCGCACACCTATCCGCATCGCCAAGGGCGCACGCATCGCCCAGTTCCTTATCGAGCGTGACCTGCCCGTCGCTCTCACCGAGGTTAAGACACTCAGCGAGACAGCGCGCGGCGCATCACCATCAGGCAGCACAGGGAGGGACATCTGATATGGCAGCTTATGACGAGCATTACAAGGGCGCAGTCCAGCCTATCGAGCTCATGCGGGCGCAGATGAGCAAGGAAGAGTTCATGGGATTCCTGCGCGGCAACATCATCAAGTACGCATCGCGGTGCGGAAAGAAAGACGGCATCATCAAGGAGACAGCAAAGCTCCTTCAGTACGCCGTGTGGCTGCACCAGACCGCCAAGAACGAGAAACTCAAAATCGACTGAAACAATACACTGATTCGCTATTCTTTTGACTCCCGAGGGCAAAGCCCGCCACGCCTAGAGCCACAAGGGATTCCATAGGTGGGACACGAGAAAGAGGAAGAAAACGCCTTCCGCGAATCAATAAACCATTCACACACAGAAAGGACAAACACATCATGGCAAAGACAACCTACCGCAAGGGCACGACCGCCGTCGGCACATTCAACTTCCCGCACCTCTTGGAGACCGAGCAGTTCCAAGGCAAGGACACGGGGCGATTCGCCGTCTCCTTCGCACCGGACGACGACAAGGAACGCCAGCGGCTCCTTGCAGAGATCGACGAGGAGTGGCAGAAGTACAAAGAATCCGACGAGGGCAAGAAGCACAAGTACAAGTACGACTATGCCAATGGCACAACCACGTACAAAGACGAGGAGTTCTTCAAGTACAAAATGACCCGCAGCATCAACACACGCAATCGCGGCGAGTGGGTGCGCCGTGTGCCCATCTTCGACGCAGCAGGGCATGAGATTGGCGCAGAGCTCAAAAGCATCGGCAGCGGCACGCGTGGGCGCGTCGCCTATGAACTCGTGCCCTTCTACATGAACGACAAGAACTATGGCATCAGCCTCCGGCTCACAGGCGTGCAGATCATCGACCTCAAAGAGAGTGGGACAGCATCGGCATCCTCCCTTGGTTTTGGACAGGAGGAGGGATACACCTTCAGTCCGCAGGAGGACAGCGACACCACGCTTGACGTGTCCGGCATCGGCGAGGAGGAGTTCTGAGAGGGCTGCGTGGGGGGCGGTACAGCTATCGCCCTTCCCACGGACATCGCTCCGGCCTAGAGGACAACATCGCCGCGCAGATCAAGGCACAGGGCATCGCCGAGGTCTATGAGCAGCGGCAGATACAGTACATTATCCCCGCGAGTGACCACGTCTACACGCCCGACTTCATCCTGCCCAACGGCATCATCATCGAGGCAAAGGGACTGTTTGAACTGAGCGACCGCAAAAAGCACCTGCTCATCAAAGACCAGTACCCGCACCTTGACATACGTTTTGTCTTTCAGAACCCGAAGCACAAACTCTACAAAGGCAGCACTACGACATACGCGGACTGGTGCAACAAACACGGCTTTGAATACGCCGCCAAACTCATCCCCGCGTCGTGGTTCAAAGCCCGTAAGAAAGACACCACCGGACTGATCGCCAAAACAAAGAAAGAGAAGTGATACACATGTTGACATTCAAGGAGCGTGATGCAACCACAGGAATCCGCGTCACATATACCAAGGCAGACATCCCGCTCAAAGAGTACACCAAACACGTCATGCGGCAGGGATGGTTCAGCGTCGGCTACCACTACCTCATTCATCCCGACGGGCGCATGGAGGTCGGCATCCCCGCATCCCAGCACGCAGACCCCGCCATCGACGGCTGGCAGGACAGCGTATGCGTCCTCCTGATGGGCGTCGCGGACGGCGAGCGCACCGCCTTGCAGCGGGCAGCCTTAGACACACTCAGCCGCGAGCACAACGTCCCCGTAGAGGCCGATCAATGATCGCCCACCTCCCGTGCCCGGATTGCGGGAGCAGCGACGGCATGACCGACTATGGCGACCACACCTACTGTTTTGTTTGCGAGAAATGGACAAAGACAGGGGAGAGCAAAAGGAGCATGGCGATGCACAAAGGCCTCATCCCAATGGGCGACATGGAATATCGCGCCCTCAGAGCACGTGGCATCCATGAGGACACCTGCCGTAAATACCGCTACACATGCAGCAAAGACACGAACGGCAGCCCCATCCAAGTCGCAGAATACGTCGGTGACGATGGGCGCGTCCTCTTTCAGAAAACCCGTGACAAAGACAAAAACTTTTGTGTCTTAGGCGCGAAAGCGCAGCGATTCTTCGGGCAGAACCTCTACCCAAGTGGTAAAAAACTCATCGTCACCGAGGGCGAGATCGACTGCCTCACCGTCTCACAGGTGCAGGACAACAAATACCCTGTTGTCTCCATCCCATTCGGCTGCCAAAGCGCACACAAAGTATTCAAGGCAAACCTTGATTGGCTGCTTGGCTTCGAGGAAGTCATCGTCATGTTCGACAGCGACGAGGTAGGACAGAAAGCCATTGAAAAACTCAGCGGCCTCCTGCCCCTTGGGCGCATGAAAGTCGCACGCCTCCCGCTCAAAGACCCAAACGAATGCCTGCTTTCCGGACACCCGGACTACATCATTCGTGCCATCTGGAACGCCGACGACTACCGCCCCGATGGCATCATGAACGCCAAAGACATGCAGGACATCCTGCTCAAAGAGGGCGACGACCTAAAGGGCTACGAGTTTCCATGGGCAGACGACCTCACGCGGCGCACACAGGGCATACGGAAAGGTGAAATGCTCCTGCTCACAGCGGGCAGCGGCATCGGCAAATCCACCATCGCACGCGAGCTTGCCTACACCTTGCACATGAGAGATCACCTGCGCGTCGGCATGGTCATGCTCGAAGAAAGCCCCAAGAAAACCCTGCGTGACCTCATGAGCATCCATCTCAGCCGTCCCCTCCACCTCATGTGGAACGACAAAACAAAGGCAGAGGTCAAAGAGCACTATGGCGAGGTATTCGGAGACGGCGGCTTCCTCCTCTACGATCACTTCGGCAGCATCGAGAGCAACAGACTACTGGACAAAATCCGCTACATGATCGTCGCAGGAGGATGTGACTTTGTTGTCTTAGACCACATCACCATCGCCGTAACCACCATGGAGGACGGCAAGGGCGACGAACGCAGCACCATTGACCGCCTCATGACCGCCCTGCGCAGCCTCGTAGAGGAGACAGGGGCAGGGCTTATCATCATCTCCCACCTCAGAAAAACCGACAGCAAAAGCTGCCCCTTTGAGCAGGGTGGGAGCATCAGCATGGACGACCTCAGAGGGAGCGGCAGCCTAAAGCAGCTTCCCGACACCATCATCGCCGCCGAGCGCAACCAACAGGCAGAGGACGAGGGAGGACGCAACAAACTGCGCTTGCGCTTGCTCAAATGCAGATTCACAGGCGAGACAGGCCTTGCCGACGCCATCTGCTTTGACAAAAAGACCAACCGCCTCCACCCCATTGACCCGCTCGACCCCACAGACACAAAAGGAGAGGAGGACGCATGTCCATTCTAGTCCCGATTGCCTCCACCGGCATTACATTCAACGAAATACCAGATCACACCGCCTACTACTTTGAGATTGGAGGATGCACAAAGAATTGCCCTTACTGTCACAGCCCGCATCTTCGGGGTGGTATGGCACCGAACACGCCCATCACCACAATGGAGAAAAAAGCAGAGAACGCAGCTACGAAGGGGGCAGACGCCATTCTGCTCATGGGAGGGACAACCAACCGACTGCATGAGAGCGACATCATCCAGATGCTACGCCGTCTCAGCGTTATCCTTCCTGTTTGTCTTTATTCCGGTAGTGACGATGCAGAGCGTGACCGCTGTCTTGCAGAGAAGGGCAACGCCACATGGCTCAAGACAGGCAGCTATATAGCGGCACGGGGAGGACTGGACAGCCCCGCAACCAACCAACGCTTTTATCGCATCGACTATCGCTACGCCAAAGATCACAGCGGCGTCTACACAGGTACCGAGGCGGTATTCACAGACCTCACATATCTCTTTCAGAAAGGAGACCCATGAAGAACATCCCACAAGACATTATCGACAACCGTCTCAGCTTCATCGACAGTTACATCGCCGCGCAAAACGCCGCGAGCGGCAGCGAGGTAGACAGCAACGCCAACGTCACCCACAAGACACTTGCCACGCTTGAAGCTGAGTTATACAAACCGCTCACCATCGAACTGAACCGAGCAAAGGTATGTGCAAAGCTCACCGAGCGATTCGGCAAGGACGTCGCCGAGGAATACCGCAAAGACCTCAAAGACCACCTGATCTACGTCCACGACGAGAGCAGCCTCAAACCCTACTGCGCCTCCATCTCCCTCTATCCCTTCATCTTGGAGGGCACAAAGAGCGTCGGCGGCGTCTCGGGCGCACCAAAGAACCTTCAGAGCTTCTGCGGCGGCTTCGTCAACCTCGTCTATCAGATTGCCAGCAACTTCGCAGGGGCAGTCGCAACCGTGGAGTTCCTTCACATGTTCGACTACTTTGCCCGCAAGACCTACGGCAGAGCCTACCTTGAGACAAATCGAAAGGAGATTGAGCAGGAACTTCAGGGCGTCGTCTATGCGCTCAACCAGCCCGCCAGTGCCAGAGGCGACCAGAGCGTATTTTGGAACATCAGCGTCTTTGACAAACCCTACATGGAGGAAATGTTTGGGGGCTTCTACTACCCCGACGGTACACAGGTAGACATGCAGAGCGTCCGCGCCTTGCAGCTTTACTTCATGGAGTGGTTCAGGAAGGAAAGACACAAGGAGCTTCTGACCTTCCCTGTCCTCACAGCGAGCCTCCTCACCACGAAGGATGGCTTTGCCGATCAGGAGTTCCGTGACTACTGCGCAGAGCAGATGAGCAAGGGACACAGCTTTTTTGTCTATATGAGTGACAGCGTGGACAGCCTTGCGTCCTGCTGCCGCCTGAGGAACGAGCTTGCTGACAACACCTTCAGCTACACACTAGGCGCGGGTGGTGTCGTCACAGGCAGTGCACAGGTCATCACCATCAATATGCACCGTCTCGTGCATAGGTATGTCGTTCATCGTGACGTTGAAGCTTTTTCCTTCTATGCCCTTGAGCCTGTGATTCGATATGTGCACCTTTATCTCATAGCCTCCCGTATGGTGTATGAGGATTATATCAAAGCCGGACTGCTCCCTGCCTACAGTGCGGGCTACATGGACATTGACAAGCAGTTTCTCACCATTGGATTGAACGGTGTTGCGGAGGCGGCAGAATATCTTGGGTATAACATCAACAACAATGCAAGATACAAACAGTTTCTTTCCGAGCTGCTCGCTGTATTTAAGGCAGAGAACAAGAAAGCCTTGCAGAAGTACGGCATCCGTTTCAACACCGAGTTCGTCCCAGCGGAGAACCTCGGCGTCAAGAACGCCAAATGGGACAGAGAGGCAGGATTCCCCGCCGAGCGCGACTGCTATAACTCCTACTTCTACCGCGTGGAGGACGACGACCTCACCATCCTTGACAAGATCGAGATGTACGGGAAGGACATCACCGACCACCTCGACGGCGGCAGTGCGCTTCATCTCAACCTTGAGCAACTGCTCAGCTTCACACAGGCAAAGCACATCTTCGACCTTTGCCGGAAGAACGGCGTCCCGTATTGGACAACCAACGTCCTTTGCACCATCTGCGACAAGTGTGGAACGATTGACCCCGTGACACGCAAGCAGTGCAAGACCTGCGGCAATACCGACCTTGACTACGGCACACGCATCATCGGCTACCTGCGTCGTCTCAGCAGCTTCTCTGACGGCAGACAGAAAGAAGCCGACAGACGCTACTACGGCTAAGACAAACAAAGAAAGGAAATGCGATATGTTAATCCTCATCACCCTCTGCGAAAAGATTTGTCTCCTCCTCATCTCCCTTTATACGCGGGTGAACCACCTCCGTAATGGTTACATACGACGTGCCATCTTACTGCGTCGTTGGGAGCTTGATCGGCTGGACAAAGCAGACCTTGCGATGAACCAGAAGCGTCTTATCATCGAGCAGGAGATTGCAGCGCTCAACACTCAGTTCACGAAAGTGTGACATCATGCTCATCTTTGACATTGAGACAGACGGCCTTCTTGACGATACCACGCGGATTCACTGTATTGCTATTCACGACACGGTGACAGGGCAGACCATCGGCTATGGCGCAGGGGACGTAGAGAAAGGTGTGAACCGCCTCAGAGTTGCCCTCAGGCAGGGCAGAGAGATCGCAGGACACAACATCATCGCCTTTGACATTCCTGCGCTGTCTAAAGTCTATCCCGACTTTATTGTCTCCCGCGAGCAGCGCAAGCAGATCATAGACACCCTTGTCCTCAGTCGTCTCATCTACAGCAACCTCGACACCATCGACCTTGGATTGATGCGGAGCGCCCGCCTCCCACGGCGTCTGTATAAGTCCCACAGCCTTCGTGCATGGGGCTATCGTCTCGGCGAGTACAAGGGCGACTATGGCGAGCAGGAGGGGGCATGGGAGCACTACACACCTGAGATGCTCGACTACTGCAAACAGGATGTAAAAGTCAACACCCGTCTTATGGAACGTTTACAGCGGGCAACATACAGCGAACACGCCATCCGCTTGGAGCATGACGTTCAGTGGCTTATGGCACAGCAGGAACGCAACGGCTTTCCCTTTGACAAAGAAGGAGCAGAGCGTCTTGAGTGCACCTTACGGGAGCGACAGGCAGTGCTCAGTGCACAGCTTACCGCAGCTGTCCCGCCCATCCCGGACAAGCTCTTTATCCCCAAGAGAGACAACAAAAAACTGGGCTACAAAAAGGGCGTGCCCATTCAGCGGTACAAAGACTTCAACCCCAACAGCAGGAAGCAGATCGAGTACATCTTTCGCCAGATGCACGGCTACAGTCCTGCGAATCCCGACCTCTATGACGTGGAGGATGATGTGGAGAACTACCTGGACTATCGCCTCAAGATCGACGATGAGACATTCCGCTTCATCAAGGACGACGAGAACGCCCCAGAGGAAGTACGTTATCTTGCGGGCATCATGGAGGAAAGCCTCCTCATCACCAAACGCCTTGGGCAGATCGCCGACGGCACGAACGCGTGGCTAAAGGAAGTAAAACCCGATGGGCGCATCCACGGACACGTCATTACCAATGGCACGGTCAGCGGCAGAGCTGCCCACGCCAGCCCCAACGTCGCCCAAGTCCCCGCCGTAGGCAGTCCCTATGGCAAGGAATGTCGTGCCCTCTTTCATGCAGGAGGATGGACACAGGTCGGCGTTGATGCGTGCGGATTGGAGCTGAGATGCCTTGCACACTATATGTCAATCTACGACGGCGGGAAGTACGCCCATACCATCCTCAACGGCGACATCCACACCATGAATCAACAGGCGGCAGGACTGCCCGAGCGGAATCAGGCAAAGACCTTTAACACTATGGAGGTCTCTAAACTCATTGAAAACGGTGAAACTCTCTCAGTGTAGAGACAATACCGTGCGAAGCGAGGTAATGAAAGGATATGACAAGAGAAGAATACCTCACGATACTCCTTCAAAGTAGTGTCACAAAAGGGAATCCAAGTAAAAATAAACAGACAGCAAAGCCCTCGAAATATCCGCAGGGCTTTTTTCATGCAAAGAAATGCAGACATTGTGGAGTGGAATTTACACCAAAAGCCCCTTCAGAATTATATTGCTCTGACAGGTGCAAGGATTATGCGATTGTAGATAACTACTTGAAGCGTAATTACAGCATTACTATAGAGCAATATCTCGACATGGCAGAGGAACAAGATTACACTTGCGCTATTTGTCATCAAGAGAATTTTGCTATGAGGGACATTCATTCTGGGGCACTTGTTGTAGACCACGATCACAAGACGGGTGCTGTCCGTGGACTTCTCTGTCATAACTGCAACAGAGCATTAGGACTTCTTCAAGATTCTAAAGAGAACCTGATGAACTGTTTGTCTTATCTTGAACGTGTAACGACTATCCCGAAAGGGAGTACCGTCAAGTGACGGGAAGCGGTGAGAGCATTTCGATGCTATGAGATAGTCTACTCTCTATGGCGACATAGAGCAGTTCATAAGAGAACGCGCAGAGATTAACGACCTCTGTGGAATGTAAAAGCATATACGCATTTTTGTATGGCGCAGGAGACGCCAAGATCGGGCGCATCATCAAGGGGGACGCCGCCGACGGAAAAGCCATCAAGCGCAAATTCCTCAAGGCGACACCCGCCATCAAAAGTCTCCGCGACGCCGTACAGAACACCTTGGTAGAGACAGAACGCGGCAAAGTCGTGCGTTGGAAACGCCATTACCTGCGTGGACTTGACGGGCGGATTCTCCATGTACGCAGCCCGCACAGTGCGCTCAACCTGCTCCTACAATCCGCAGGTGCAATTATCTGCAAACAGTGGATAGTCCTCACCGATCAGATGCTCTATGAGCAGGGCTTACGGCATGGATGGGACGGCGACTATGCCTTCATGGCATGGATACACGACGAATTTCAGTGCGCTTGCCGCACCCAAGAAATCGCAGAACTTGTTGTCTCCACGGCGCAAGCCGCCATGCGAAAGACACAAGAGATATTGGGCTTTCGGATGCAGCTTGATACCGAGGGCAAGATTGGAAAGAACTGGGCAGACTGCCACTAGGAGGAATATTTTATGACAAGAGAATTGTATCAGAGAGAATCGCGTCTGTTGGACGAACTAAATAACTTACAGCAAGATATAGGGGCTGTGGAGGTAATTAGAGACTCTGATTCTGCTATGCTTTTGTTGTCTTTACGCAAGACACTCCGCGAGCGTATTAGAGACAGGCGGAGAAAAATTGAAGAAGAATTTGCTGCTTTATGAAAGTGAGGAGCATCATGATTAAGAAAGACCTCAAATGTCCGCAGTGCGGCAAGACACTTCTGCGCCTCTATGGCACCGCCGTCCGTGCCGTCAAGTGTACCTGCGGCTATCGCCTTGACCTCAAAGCAAAGGAATCAGGGAAGGAGGGGAAGGGATGCATACTGTCCTGATAGACAATTGCGCATTAGGAGAGAAAGCAACGCATATACTCTTTTGGGAGGACCCCACACTAACGAGTACGATATTCGCGCTCGTTTACCCCTCTTTAGGCATAGCGCTGGATTCGCTGATGGATTCCCTTCAACTCGCTCAATCCATCCATGATACCTCCGGCCACCTTATTGCCTACACCCACAACGGAAAGGTCGTGATGTGCAGTGCCTAACGTCCACCTCATCGCCAGCACACCTGAACCACTGAGCGTCATTAAGACCGCCATCAGCCAGTGCTACCAGAAAGAGGCGACCGACGCCGCCGTAAAACACATCCTCAAGGCAGGGCATCTTTCTGTCTTAGAGCACGCCAGTGCCAGCTTCCATGTGACGTGCAGTCTCACCGTCCTCTTACAGCTGACGCGGCATCGCCACCTCTCCTTTACTGTAGAGAGCAGCAGAGGCAGTGCACTTTGCGGCATGGAGCGTAGTTATATTGATCGCATCGACCACTACAACCAACAGACCATGGCGTTCTACAACGAGCTGATCTATGGTGGCATCCGTCCTGAGGACGCTGCGTATGTCCTGCCTAAGGCAGCACACTATCGTTTCGTCGTCACAGGAAACTTTCGGGCATGGTATGAATACCTACCGAAACGCCTGTGCAAGCGAGCGAGTAAAGAACACCGGAGACTTGCGCAGCTGCTGCACAACGAGCTGTGCCTCCTCTGCCCCGAAGTCTTTTGTCATGTCAAAGCGAACTGTGCTATGTGCAACGAAAGGAGCTGCGACTTCCATGCCTGATGCACCTGATTACAACAGCACCTACGAACCGGAGGCGAACGCCGCCCGCTATGGGATGTGCGTCAACCCCAAGACATACCATGTTGTGTCAACCCTTGAAAAACTGGGCATGAACCAGACGCGCTTCGGTGCGCCTTACTGCCCTTGCTTGCCGAACCACAGCGAGGACACCATCTGCCCTTGCCGCTATATGCGCGAGATGAAGGCGTGCCGCTGTGGCCTCTACGTCAGAAAGGAAAATGCAGAATGAAGGGAATCCTGAAACTTACCTGCCCGAAATGTGGCGGGAGTGACTTTACCATTACGCGCAACCCTATTTCGTGCATGTATGATGGGCGGTACGACATCACATGCAGCGCATGTAATACAACCGTCGCTGACTTTCCTGCCTACTACTTGGAGAGTAACGAGAGTGGAGACGCAAAGGAGGGAACGTCAGATGGCAATGCTACCCAGAGATCCTGACTTTTATTTCATCTCCTTCCTCTACCTTGGAATCGCGGTACTCCTATGCGGTTAAAGTTTCTTGTGGACGCCGATATGGTCGCCTTTGCCTCCTGCGCTTCAGCCACCCATGAGGCAGAATGGGACAGCGGAATCAGCAGCTACTTTGCCGACTTCGAGGAGGTCAAGGCAAACTTTGTCGAACGCCTCGACAGCATCGTAGAGACAGCCCTAAAGCACCACCAGTACACGGGGGACTATGACATCCTTCTGTGTTTGTCTGACCGTGAGGACAACTTTCGGCGGCGCATCCTGCCCACCTACAAGGCGAACCGCAAAGGGCAGAAACCCCTCTGCTATTGGAAACTGATCGAGTGGATGGAGCAGGAGGGAGAGACATACACACGTCCCTCCTTGGAGGCAGACGACTGCATCGGCATTCTCTCCTCCATGGAGAAGAACAAAGATCAGTGCATCATCCTCAGTGGCGACAAAGACATGCGCACGCTTGCGGGATGGCACTATGACTTCCTGCGCGACATCTACGAGTACATCACCGAGGAGGAGGCAGACAAAAACTTTTTCCTGCAAACCCTCACAGGTGACCCCGTGGATGGCTACAGCGGATGCCCAAAGATCGGTGCAGTGAGTGCTGCCCGCATCCTAGACAAAGACTGCTCATGGAACGCCGTCGTCGCAGCCTTTGAGAAGCAGGGACTTACCGCACATGACGCTCTCATTCAGGCGCGTGTCGCCCGCATCCTCAGAGCCAGCGACTATGATTTCAAAACGAAAGAAGTGAAGCTATGGACGCCCTCTACAAACAACTGACCGAGAGCGAGATGAGCATGATAAAAGCCCGCCTTCTCGCGTGGCAGGAGCACGGCGACATCTCATGGATAATGCGGACGCATGGAGACATCAACTATGCCCTCCATGCCCTCTTTATGCTCAGTTGCAGCGGCATGATCGCAAAGTTCTACAAGCGCGGCATCTTTCAGGGCATCCTCGTCTTTGACGTCGGCGTCCCTTGGTGGACATCGCGGCGTGTCGTCTCTGAACTGTTTGTCTTGGCAGCCCCCGGCGTCGTGGGGCTTCAGCGCGAAGCAATCGCAGAACTTGACGTGATCGCCGAACGTTATGGGGCAGACCTCATCGTCAGCGGTAATATGTTTCAAGCGAACAACAACCTGATTGGCAACGGCTACAAAAAGTGTGGCTTCAATCAGGAATGCAGTACCTATGTAAAGGAGGCTAACTATGAAGGATAACAGCGAGAGAGACATCCCGTATGTCTCCAATGAACTTTGTGTCTATCTGCGTGAGCGGTTCAGCTTGCAGAACCTCTTAATGAACGACAGTGGCGACATGAAGGCAGAACGCTACCTTGGCTACATCGCGGGCATTAATGCCCTCATCATGGAGCTTGAGGCAATTCAGACCATGCAGGAGGAAAATGATGGGCTTCGTGAGTAACCTCTTAAAGACCATCCTGTCCCCCTCCATCCCTCAGGCATCGAGCCAGCAGCCAACCATCACAGGGCGTGACCTTGTGCAGCAGACGGAGAGCACAGACCCCGACGCCCCCGTCATGGGCGGCAGTAATCCGCTTCGACGGCGCAGAGGCATCGAATCCCTTCTCGTTCCGTCGGAGGACATCTACAAAGGAGGTAACTAATGGGAGGAGTAACCAAAGTATTTAAGAGCATCTTCGGGGGAGGAAGTGCACCATCGTCCGCACCGCCGCCCGCCGCCGCTCCTGCCCCCCAGACAACAGGGGCTTCGATGGAGAGTGAGAGCAGCGATGCGGCAAAGAAGAAGCGGCGCGGCAAACAGCTGCTCATGGTGCAGCCCGCAGGACAGGTAACAAACACAGGACTGAACCTATGAGCACCAAGCAGCGGACAACAACCGCCCGACAGCTTTATCAGAAGATGGAGAGTGCACGCAAACCCTACACCGACCGTGCAGAAAAATGCGCCCAGCTCACCATCCCTATGGCATTCCCGAAAGAATCCGATTCGAGCAGCACCAAATATGACACACCCTATCAGAGCATCGGGGCGCGTGGCGTCAACAACCTCACAAGCAAACTCATGCTTGCCTTGTTCCCGCCGAACGCGCCCTTCTTTCGTTTGTCTCTGGGGGACGACATCAAAGCGCAGCTCGCAAGCGACCCTGCCACACAGCAGGAATGGGAAGCCGACTTATCGAGCATCGAAAAGCAGATCACACAGTACATGGAATCGCATCAAATGCGTGTCACCATGAACGAGGCGATGACCCAGCTCATCCTTGCGGGGAACGTCCTCTTGTTCCTGCCGCCAAAAGAAGGCGGGATGAAACTCTATCGCCTCAACCAGTACGTCATCGCACGCGACGGCATCGGGAATACCATCGAGATCGTCACCAAGGAAAGCATCGCTTATGGCGCACTCCCGCCCGAGGCGCAGCGATGCGTGGACGGAGACAACATAGAGGCACACAAGGCAATCGATGTCTATACGCACACCTACCTTGACGGTGAGAGCTACCAGTCCTATCAGGAAATCAACGGAGCAATCATCGGGGGCAGCGAACAGACCTATCCCAAAGACGCCTCTCCATGGATACCACTGCGATTGCGGAAGATGGACGGTGAATCCTATGGGCGCAGCTTCGTCGATGAGTATTTGGGCGACCTCAAAACACTGGAAGCCCTCAGTAAAGCCGTCGCCGAAGTCGCAGCCATCGCCAGCAACATCATCTTCTTGGTGAACCCCAACTCCATGACACGCATCAGCGAACTGCAAAAGGCAAACGCAGGTGACTTTGTGCGCGGGCGTCTAGAGGACATCCAAGCCTTGCAGATTAACAAGACCAGTGACCTACAGATCACCACCACCGCCATTCAGAGTATCGAGGCCCGCCTCAGCTATGCGTTCCTTCTCAACAGTGCCGTGCAGCGCAACGCAGAGCGCGTCACCGCCGAGGAGATACGCTACGTCGCGAGGGAGCTTGAGGACACCGTGGGCAACATCTACAGCATTCTTGCTCACGAGCTTCAGCTTCCCCTCGTGCGCCGCTTCATGAACCAGATGACAGGAACAGGGGCAATCCCGAACCTGCCGCAGGGCGCGAAGGGCGTAGAGCCCACCATTACCACGGGCATCGAAGCGCTGGGGCGCGGCCATGACCTTGCGAAACTGGATACTTTCATCCGCTACGCACAGGTATTCCCTGAGGCATTTCAGACCGCCGTCAAGCAGAACGAAATCCTCAACCAGATCGCCACAGCCCTTGGCATTGATGCTTCCTCCGTCGTCAAGACACAACAGGAGATCGAGCAGGAACAGCAGCAAGCCATGCAGATGCAGATGGCGCAGCAGGCCGTCCCGCAGATGATGCAGGGGCAGCAGTAACGAAAGGAGACAACAACATTGGCAGAAACGAACACCGAGACACAGGAGCAGCAGACACCTGACCTTGTGTCTACCACGCAGGAAACCACCACGGGAACGATTGTGGAGACACAAAAGCCGGAAGTCCCTATGCCAGACCCGACTGCCTCGGAGGACACCCCTCAGGAGGAGGAGGAGGCAGAGAAGCCGCAGGACAGCGCAGCCGAGGCAGAGCGAGAATTCGCCAACCAGAAGCAGACGGATGAAACCATTAAGAAGGAGCTGACCGCTAAGGGGCTGGACTTCGACGCACTCGCCGATGAGTACGACAAGACAGGCAGTCTCAGCGCGGATTCCCTCGCTGCCCTCGAAAAGGCAGGCTATCCAAAGCAGATGGTGGATGCGTACCTCGCAGGTCTTGACGCCATGGCAGACCGCTTCGTCGGCGAAGTCGTCAAGATGGCAGGGGGAGAGGACAGCTACAAGGCACTCGCCCAGTACCTTCAGACACAGCCGAAGAACGTCATTGACGGATTCAATGCTGCCCTTCAGAGCGGCAGCATGGCGCAGATTCAGCTTGCCATCGGCGGCATTCAGGCAGCCATGACAAAACAGTATGGCACAGCAAATCCTAGCGTCATGGCAGGACAGCAGGGACGCGGCGCAGCGCAGGGCTACCAGACCACCGCCGAAATGACGAAGGACATGAGCGACCCACGCTACCAGACTGACCCTGCCTTCACGCAGGAAGTCTACCGTAAACTTCAGAACAGCAGCATCTTTTAACCACACAACGTTTTTGCGCCCTCATCGTAGGGCTTATTTTTTTTTGTCTTTTCCTAGAAAGAAGGAGATAACACCATGCCAAACGTAACGATTGCAAACCCTATGGCAAACCGTGGCGTCGTCGCAACGGACGCCGACAAACTCGCCCTTGGCCTCAAGGTATTTGCGGGTGAAGTCCTCACTGCCTTCCAGCGTTCCTCCGTCACGAACGGACACGTTCTTGAGCGCAGCATCCAGAACGGCAAGAGCGCACAGTTCCCCGTGTTCGGGCGCACCAAGGCGCACTACCTCAAGGCGGGGCAGAGCCTCGACGACAAGCGCGAGAACATTCAGCAGTCCGAGCGGCAGATCGTCCTCGACGGCCTTCTCACGGCTGACACCCTCATCTTTGACCTCGACGAGTTCATCGCCCACTATGACTTCCGCAGCCCGTATGCGGCAGAGCTGGGCAACGCCCTCGCCCTCTCCTACGACGCTTCCATCCTCGCCGAGTGTGCGAAGGAAGCCCTCAACACGCAGGAGAACGTCGCAGGAAACGGCCTCGGCGGCGTCATCGAGCAGACCATCACAGGCACGCCGGGCATTGACCGTGACACAGGCAACGCCATTTATCAGGTGCTCCTTACGGCCAAGAGCAAGATGGCGAACAACTACGTCCCCGCAGGTGACCGCTACGCCTACCTCACGCCGGAGTTCCACAGCGCACTCGCCTCTGCCCTTGAGTTCCTGAACCGTGACTATGGCGCGGGCGGGACGATTCTTGAGGGCAACGTCATTCGCCTCGCTGGCTTTGATGTCATTGAGTGCCCGCACATCACGCGCGGCGGTGACGACAACGCCAACGTCATTCAGGGGCAGGGACACATCTTCCCCGCAGCTTATGCGGACAAGAACCCCATCGTCATCTGCCACAAGACGGCAGTCGGCGTGCTCAAACTGCGTGACCTCTCGATGGAGCAGGCACGCCGTCCCGAGTATCAGGCTGACCAGATCATCGCAAAGATGGCAGTCGGTATGGGCGGACTTCGCCCCGAGAGTGCCTTCCTCGGCATCGTCAAGAAGAAGTAAGACAACCCACCAGACGACAGGAGGGGAGGGGAGACATCCTCTCCCTTTTTGTCTTATGCAATTATATGTAAGGAGGACAACCATTGATTACAGCAACCAGTAAACTCGACGCAATTAACATTATCCTATCCTCCATCGGCAGCGACCCTGTGAACACCATCAATGAAGAAATCGACGTAGACGTGGCAAACGCTTGTCGGATGCTCGACCGCGCGTCGCGAGACATACAAAGAAAAGGCTGGGACTTCAACACCTACACCCTGACACTCAGTCCCGACCAGTACACAGGCAAAGTGCCATGGATACCGACCATCATCTCCTACCGCAGTACCGACGGTACGCCATACGTCAAACGCGGTGAGAACTTCTACGACATTGAGAACCAGACCTTTCAATTCAAGCAGCCAATTCACTTGACCGCCATCATGATGGTGGATTTTGAGGACTTACCTGATGCCTTTAAGAACTACATCGCAGCCCGCGCTGCCATGAACTTTCAGACACGCTACATGGGTGACACGGCAAACAGCCAAGACCTTGCGCTCAGCGTGCAGGAAGCCTATCAGGACATCGTGACTTACGACATGAACATGGGAGACTATAACATGCTTACCTACTCCGGCGTCACCCCTGCATTGGAGAGAAGCTGATGCTTTACTCACAGCAGGTCAAGAACCTTGTCTCAGGAATATCGCAGCAGCCTGACATCCTGCGCCTCCCCGAGCAGCTCGACGAACAAGTCAATGGCTTTTCGACCGAGGCGGGAGGATTGCAGAAGCGGCCGCCTACCATCTTTGTGTCAACCCTCCCCATCTCGATTACGACCGACATGCAGCCACTCGTGCATTTTGTCAACCGAGATGAGAATGAACGCTACATGATACTGTTTCAAAACAGCCCCGACGGTGTACCCATCCATATATACGACCTGCAAGGACACAAAAAAGTGGTGCGCATCACCGAGGACATGACCTACATCAACAACAGTTACCCGCGTAAAAACCTGCGTGTTATCACTATTGCTGACCATACCTTTATCCTTAATCGGAGCGTCCCCGTGCGCCTTGCTGCTTCAAAGACACAAGGTTCGTTTGCGGAACAGGGGGCGCTCTTCCATGTCAAACAGGGGCAGTATGGGCGCAGCTACAAGATTTGGGTAAATGACAAACTTGTCGCTGCGTATGACACACCAGACGGCAGCCGCGCCGAACATACCAAGCTCATTGACACAGGCACAATCGCCGCTAAACTTGGAGAATCCGCACAGAACAACGGCTGCACTGTGGAGATTGGCAACACATGGATACGTATTAAGAATGCCAACACCATCAAGACACAAGATGGATTCAACAATCAGGCACTTGTCGGTATCAAGGACACCGTGCAGAAATTCTCCCTGCTGCCTGAGAGTGCACCTGACGGGTACATTGTCAAAGTCGCAGGCGACCCCAAAGGGAATGGAGCGGGCAGCTACTATGTGTCTTACAGCGCAGCGGAAAGCATCTGGAAAGAATGCGCCGCCCCCAATATCCCTGATGCCTTAGACCCTGCCACCATGCCCCATATCCTTGTGCGGGAGGCAGATGGCAGCTTCACTTTCAAACGTGCCGAGTGGGGGAAACGAGAGACAGGTGACGAGGACAGCAACCCGCTTCCCTCCTTTGTCAACCACACATTGAACGATATTTTCTTCTACCGCAACCGCCTAGGCTTTTTGTCTGGGGAGAATATCATCCTCTCGGAGAGTGCCTCCTACTTCAACTTCTGGATGACAACAGCCAACGACATCCTTGATACTGACTGCATCGATGTCCCCACGACCACCTCGCGCATCAACATCCTTAATTATGCAGTGCCTTTTAATCAGAGCCTCTATTGCTTCTCCGACAGTACACAGTTCATGCTCAGCTCGGACACCGTGCTCAGCCCTAAAAACTGCGCACTGATTGAAGTCACAGGCTTCGCTTCCTCTCCGGATTGCAGACCCGTAAATGCAGGGAAGAACCTCTACTTCACCGCCGACCGTACCATTTACACCAGCGTCAAAGAATACTACAACGTGCAGGACATCGCCGACGTGAAGAACGCACAGGACATCACCAGTCATGTCCCCAGCTACATCCCAAAGTCCGTCTATCAGATCGTCAGCAGCACCAACGACCACATCATGCTGTTCCTGACGGACGGAGACACAAAATCCCTGTTTGTCTATAAGTACCTTTTTGTCAACGAGCAGCGGATTCAGGCATCGTGGTCACGCTTTGATATGGGGGATAACGTCTATGGAGCGTTCTTCCTTGGCTCGTCCCTCTATCTCCTGCTTCGACGCGGAAACTGGATGAGCCTTGAACGCATGGACTTTACCGAGCACTTGGAGGACTTTGGTGGGAGCGAGCCATATCGCGTCCATCTCGACAGCAAAATTGTTGTCACCTCCAACGACTACGACCCTGCGTACAACACCACCACATTCAACATTGGGCGCATCTACCAAAATGGCAGCATCAGGGAATACCATTGTGTCCTGCCAAATGGAAAGTGTGTCATCATTCCCAAAGAAAAGCTGATAAAGACGAATGAAGCAAACAACATCAACATCATCCTCGAAGGAGATCACAGAGGGGAGAATGTTATCGTTGGTATTCCATACGAATTCCGCGCACGCCTCAGCCCAATCTACATCCGGCAGGAGGACAGCAGAGGCAACACACGCGCCGTCACCAACGGGCGCCTTCAGGTGCGCAGTGTCGATATGCAGTACAGTGACACAGGCGGGTTTGTCGCACACGTTAAGAGCCGTGGGCATACCTACACCTATACTGTCATCAACCGCAAGATAGGCACGATGGTCTTTGGCGATAAAGCCCTCGTGGCAGGAACACTGCGCATCCCCGTGCAGAGTGAGAACACCGCCTGCACCATTACCATTGTGTCTGATTTCCCCTATCCGCTTGCCCTTATTGGATTCCTCTGGAAGGGCAGCTTTGTACCACGAACGAAAGGAGTGTAACAATGGGAGCAGTAATGGCACTCACCATGGGCAGCACCGCCATGCAGATTTATAACCAGAACAAAGCCCTCGAAGCGCAGGGCAGAGCCAACGCAGCCACAGCCCGCAGCATGGTTTCTTCCATGAATCGCACCTTCATGAACTACGAGCAGCAGCGGCGGGACATCTTCGAGGCAACCGTGGAGGAGGTGGAGCAGACACAGCTTCAGAGCCGCCGCCTCACCTCCTCCGTCGCCGCAGCCGTCGCCGAGGGCCTTCAGGGAGGAGGACGCACAGCAGACCTCCTCGTTCGCAGCGGCGAGGCAGACAAAAATAGAGCTGTGACAAGTGTCAAAGACAACTATCGCCGAAAGTCCAACGAGATTGACCTCAATAAAGAGGCTGCGCTGCTCAACACCAAGGCGCAGATCAGCGGTATTCGTGAAGTGCATAAGCCCTCCTTCCTTGGAACACTTATGCAGTTCGGTACGGCGTATCTGGGAGCGCGACAGCAGCAGGAGAGCATTGACCTCCTCCGCAAACAGAACGACGTGGACGGCAATAGAGCCTATGTACCGTACGCCCCCCGCACTTACACACCGTCCACCATCCCGAGCCTCTCGTTTGACATGGGCGACAAAGTGTATAAGGCGTACAATCAACCCTTTAACTTTGTGTCTTATTTCGGGAAACTCCCGACACAGGCAAAGCCCGTCTTTGACTTCACCTACAAGAACCCGTTCAGCCAAGACAAACAGATGATCAACCCATTCTAACTACAGAAGGAGAACACAATGCCAACACCTATATCCGCAGCCCTCGGAACAGAGCGGCAGTTCACACCGCAGCCCGAGCATGGCTACGTCGGACAGTACGTCGGTGTGTCTCCCGTCAACGTCAGTGCAAGCACCGCACACTACGACCAGCTTGCCCAGAACTTCGCACAGCTCGGCGCAGCCCTCACAAGCTATCGTGTGTCTCATGAGCGGTATCTCTCCGAGACGGGACACATCGACAGCGAGCGCATGATCAAGGGCATGACCGAGGCAGACATCAAGAAACTCAACGCCATCGACGCCGCCCAGCAGGAAGGCTTTGCCGACTGTCTCAGCAACCCCTACTTCAAGGCACATGCAGAAAAACTGCGCGGCGGCTTTTTGTCTACGGTCATGAAAAACCAGTATGACGAGAAGTACGCGCTTACCCCTGCCCGCAGCGCCGAGGAGGAAGCCAACCGCTACCGCAAATTCTCGCAGGACTGGCAGAGTGCCAATCTCAGCGGTGACCAAGCCCCCATCAATGAGATTGCCTTTAACACGGGCTTCAATGAGAACCAGCTTGTCAACATGGCAAACCTCATGGGCACATGGGAAAAGAAGAACTACGAGAACGAAGTCACCACGGTCATGTCCGCTTCCCAAAGCAAACTCAGTGACATTATCAAAGATTCTGCTGAGCTGCTGAAAACCAATGGTGCTATGACGGGAAAGACACAAGAAGTCTTTAACGAAGTGCGTCTTATGGGACTTCCCCTGCAATACAAAATGAAACTCCTCTCTGACTTCAGCGAGCAGCTGATTAAGACAGGACACCTCGACGAGAAGCGCCTCAGTCAGATGATGGACAATATTGTCGTCCAAACCAACCTTGACGGCAGCACTATGAAAGCCTCTGAACTCCTCCCAATGATGCAGTACCGCACCATGGCGGCCGAGTACAACCGCCAGTTCCACACACAGGAAGATTACAACTGGATGCAGAGCTTCATCAAGAAGGGCAGAGCCGGACTGATGGACGCGATGAAAACCGTTGAGGGGGAGCGCATCACTGACCCTGAACTTGCCCGCAAGCATAACGCATTCATCCCTTACATTCAGTCCAAAGTAGAGCAGCAGGAGAACGACGCAAAACGGCTGCGCTACAACATGATGCGAGCCAAAGGGAAGAATGCAGGGGCGAGGAATGGCAGCCGCGGCACCGTCAAGGACGGAGAGACCATCAACGACATTTTGTCTGGTGTCTTAAATGGAGACGATATGGTCGGAGGGCTTCCGATCAACAGCTACAACTTTGACAAAGACGCTCTGTACAGTGCAGTCCTCCCTCTGGCGCAGCAGCTTACTGCGGATGGGAATTGGGAAGGACTAAACCGTCTCATGAACTACAGCAAGCTCAAGGACTTACGAGGCAGTATCTCCGACAATCTGGCAACCACGCTCGCTCAGATTCGCCCCTCTGACGATGGCGGCGTCAACATCGGGGGCAATCCGCAGCTCATGGCGTTTGTCAAAGCGATTGCGACGAATCCGAATGCAGCTGCGCATACGTTCGGGGGCGCACTGGCGACAGAGGGCAGAAAGATTCAGCTCTTTACAGACATGTATGGAGGAGGCGACGACGGCTTTGCACAGGGGTTACGCCTTTATGCAGAATCCAACGACACTGCCAAACAGAACCCAGATCTTCATACAAGCAACGTTACCGTAGGGCGAAACAGCATCACAGGCTACACGATTGATGGTGTCGCCAACTTCGGCGGTTATTCTGATGAGGCAGACTTTGGCTATAACTGCAACCGATTTGTGGCGAATGAACTTGGGCAGGTATGGACAGCCCTCCTCGACACAGGAATGCCCGCAGAGGCGGCACAGCGGCAGATCAATCAGCTTGTGCGTCAGCAGTATGGCACGTACCACTATTCTGTCTTCCCAAAAAATGTTTACTACAACATGGGGACAGACAACAATGCAGTCTACTTCAGAAAGGGGCTGGACGCCGCCATCTGGGAGACACTGGGCGATGATGGAACAACTGCGGATGCAGAGACAATCACGCTCACCTTTAACCCCAACACCCGTGTCTTTGACATCTACAGCAGCACCGCTGACAAACATGCTACCTTTACCACCAGTCAAATTTGGGACTACGGCATGAAAGCCTATGAGAAAGACACAAATGAAGGAACCCCAGACCCCGAGGCGTCCACGCTCGATATGGACAAAATCAACGAGGCGCGTTCTGTACCTAAACAATTCAACAACGCAGACAGCTATGATGACCCGTCCATTCTGGATGAATATGAAAGCGAATACAGTGAATAAAGAAAGGAGGCAGCCATGACCTTATATGAATCGGCATCGCAAGTCGCCGAAGCCGTTCATGTCCCTACCAGTATCATCTACGCCCAGTTCAGGCACGAATCCGAGGATGGGCAGTCTCCGCTTGCGCGTGAGGACAACAACTATGCGGGGGTAACCGACCCGAATGGCGGGTTCATGCACTTTGACAGCATCGAGGACTTCACCAATTATATGTGTCGCTTCCTTCCCAAATTCGGCGTGGAGGGCATTGATAATCCTGAGGACTATGCAGCACAGCTTCAGAGTGAGGGATACTATACAGCGGACTACAGCGAATATGTCGGCGGTATCCGCAAGTTTATGGCACAGGCACAGACAGAGGGAGAAGATAGAGGAGACACACAGGAAGATGATGTGTCAAGTACCGATCTGGACTTCTCTGTCCTTGCCTCCAACCACCCCGGGGACAACTACACGACGGCACTCTATGCCGATGAAAATTCCGTCGGGCTTCAGCCTCATTCCATTCGAGGACTAAACCTCATTGGAAAGCACATGAATGACAATTATGGCATCATGACACTAATTACGGGAGGTGCAGAGCGTTGGACGCACTCAGGCGGTGAACACAGCCACCACACAGGTGATAAAGCGGACATCGTAATGCAGGGAGTTACCCCTGATTCGGAGATGGGGCAAGACTTCATCTCCTTTTGTCATGATAATGGCTGGTCTTGTAATTATGAAAACGCTGGTACGGACAATGCGCACTGGGATATTGACTTCACTGGGCATGACAACCGTGACCCACAGCCTGAAGGAAAGCGCAAAGGCTTTACGGGGAGCTTTCTCACCGAGGTCTTAGAGCCGGGCTATGATAGCCAGACTTATGGGCGCATGACAGGAAACCATGACCCTGACACCTTCGGCGAAGGCTTCACACCACTGCCCACCCCCTCTGGTACTGTCTCGACGATGTTTACGAACTTCTGGGACAGCGTCACGGACAGCGGCATCGCCAAAGCACTTGAGTACGCATGGGGCGGCATCGGCCACAGCGGCAAGTGGTGGTTCGAGAAGAAAGACCCCGTCACCCAAGAGGACATCGACTACGTGGCAAACGCCCTCCCGAATGACAAAACAGCCCAGCAGTTTGTCTTGCTCAATGGGCGCGACAGCGAAGAAATCCGTTGGCTCGTCAATCAGCAGCTTGTGGAGCAGAACCGCAAAGCCCTCGTGGAGAAGTGGCGGCAGGAGAATGAAAGCAGCATCGCAGGTGCACTCATGTACGCTGCGGGCGGCGCGGGCTACATCGTAGACCCGCTGAACCTTGTCCCGATGGGCAGCGCAGTCAAGGGCATGCAGATGCTTGGACGTCTTGGCGGTGCCATCCGCAACGTCAGCAAAGCCCGTGAGATCGCTAAAATTGCAGGACAGGCGGCCTACACCTTGGCAAAAGGAAACGCTCCCATGGGCGCCTCCACCGTTGCCAATGACTATCTCAGACAGACCTATGGCGGTGAGGACGTACACTATGCCTTTGACGCCGCCGCTGCCATGCTTGCAGGGACAGTGCTCTCTGCGGCAGGCCTTGGCGCAGGAAAAGCCTTCAGCCATCTTGCTTATGGACGCAAGGGAAGCCTCACCACCCATGTGGCAGAGGTGGCAGACAAAGCAGAAACCAAAGCCTACATGGACGCAGCGGGCATAGACACAAATGTTATCCGCAGCGAAACCGTGAAGGAAATGAAAAAACTCCATGACGCAGAGTACGGAAAGCAGATCGGCTCTAAAATCTACGACACCTTGGAGAAGAACGGCAGCGTGATTGCCACCACCTACGAAAAGGCGGCAGCCCTTGTGTCTCGTGTGAGCGGACGCGAACTGCCCCGTGACGCCAAAGCATTCTACGTCCCGAATGAAAACTACACCGTGCTCCTCACGGACAACATCAAAGACCCCGCCCGTGTCGATGCCCTCCTCGCCCATGAGCTTGGCGTTCATGCAGGCCTGGAAAAGAGCATCGGCACAGAGAACTTCAACAAACTCATGGAGGATGTCAAGAAGTACATGAACAAGAAGAATCATGTATTCAATGACATTCGCCGCCAGTATGACACACAAGACCCCGAGGAAGTCTTTGCCCATGCAGTAGAGGACGACAAACTTCCTCCCGGCTTCCGCAACCGCATCGGGGGCATCATCAACAAAGCCCTTGGTGAGCGCGGCAGCAGCGTCACCCTTGACAAAGACGACGTGACAAAACTGCTTCTTGCACAGAAACGGGAGGCAGACGCACAGCACCTTGGCGTGCACTACAACCCCGATGGCTCGACCGCCTTTGCGGGGATGCGCTTCTCGCGTGACAACCTCCTCAATCCAAAACTCTTTGAGGATCTCTACGAGCTGGACCCCACCGTTACCAAAGAGACACAGGCAGCCCTTGGAACGAATGGGATTGCACAGGGCGTCGGCAGATTCTTGGAGCAGGGCATCTATGGCCTCATGGCAAACTCCAACTCCAACACCGCCCGTGCCCTTGCAGGACATCTCTTTATGGATGCACGCGGCAGAGGGCTGACTGGACTGGAAACGCTTTCCGGCGAGGAGCAGAAAGAAACCATTATCAAGCGTTTGGCTGTCCCGTATCTTGACTACGCCGACGCGCGTCTTGCGTGGATGAATGCCAACAAGAAGATTGATCGCCGCAGTGCACAGCTTGCCTTTGACAACATGGCTGTACGCTACTACAACGCGAAGTATGCAGGGAACAAAGCCTCTGCCTTGATGGATGTCCCCGAGGAGGTCAAAAAAGCAGCAGAGCACATGCACCACTATCGGGAAGAACAGATCGATATAGGCAAGCACTCTGCGGACTATTTCGGCGCAAAGACCGACAACCTCATTGAAAAGGAATGGGAAGCCGTTGACGATGAGTTGTGGCGTCAGATTGACGACCACCTCCGCGCGGACTTTCAGGCACACTTCAATTCCTTTGAGGACGCCGCCGACCATCTGCGTGAGTACATCCGCGCAGCCGCGAAGTATGACACCATCAAAGAGGTCATCAAACGCGACATTCATTTAAAGAATGCACGCATCAAAGCCTTGAACGAGGCACGCAAAGAACAGGGATTAACGGAAATGAAACCTCTGCTGGATGAGGTTGAACCCTCTGATGCGGATGCACGCACATGGTTGGAAAGCCGCCTCGATGATGAAGTCGAAAGCATCCTGCTCCGTGATACGGACGAGATTGCCCCTAATATGATTGGGCGTGTTGGTGAGTTGAACTTCCTGAAACAGCGCATCCCAATGGACACCTCTCTCGAAATGAAGATGAATGCAGGAACGCCGAATGAGTTCACCTTCTCCTTTGACAACAACCTCCGCAGCTTCGACATGGATGCCATCGTGCAGAAAAACATGCAACGGTTCGGCGGGGAGATTGCCTTTAAGAACGTATTCCACACAGAGAAAGAATACAAAGAGGCCATGGCAAAGATCGAGAACGAACTGAGCAAAGCCTCCCGTCTCGGCGACGCCAACAAGAGTGTCATGAATGACTATCATGAGATTGAGCGCTCCCTGAAAGAACTGCGCGGATGCCGTCCGCGTGAGGACATCCTGACAAAAGGCACAGCCTTACTGCGTCTTGGTCTGAACACCTCTTATGTCAAGAATGGCGCAAACATGGGCTTTGCTCAGCTTGGTGAGATCGGTGGTGCTATCGCCTATGGCGGCCTCCACAACCTCGTCGGTTTCCTCCCCAGCCTCAGTAAACTTGCTCTTAAAGCACGGCAGGGGAAAGTGAGTGCGGAGGAAGCGATGGAGGCAGAACGCTTCCTGTGCGGAGCAGCCCTTGAGGCAGAGACACACACGATCAACTTTCAAGACAGAGCCATCCACGATGCCTTCACCAAAGATGCAGACCACATCGGCGGGGCACTCGTGCGAATGAGCGACTGGATACACAACTTAGGGAAAGTTACGTCTACACTTAACATGCTCCCCAAGATGACCGAAAGCATGTACCGTCACTTCCGCACAGGCTATATCGCAGACGCCGTCGCCTATGCGCATGGCTTCAAGACATTCAGCAGCGTGCGGAATCCCTTCACCAAGGCAAAGCTAAAAGCCTCCAACATCACCCCCGAAAAGTTCGACAACATCATGGAGAACCTACGGAAATACACAAAGGTAGATGCGAAGGGTAACATCATCGGGAACGATTGGAAAGCGTGGCGTGAGAACGACCCGCAGAGCTACTTCCAATTCTACGGAATGACACAAACCCATGCAGAGCGGGCGATTGTCTCAGGCACAAAACAGGGCAACAAAAACCTCATGAAGGCGAACAGCTGGATATATCGAACCCTCTTGCAGTTCAAAGACTACAACCTGCGCGCCATCAGCGGACAGACCATGCGTGCCCTCACCGCCCGTGACCTTGACGATGCAATTGCATTCGGCATGTCTATGGCGACGAACACCGCCGCATTCATGCTGCGTGCGGGCTTTAAGGGTGCCCTCATGTACGCCGCAGGGAACGCCACAGGAGCAAACGACTACCTCAAACAGCAGTTTGATGAAGGACAGCTTCTCCGTGTGGCCGCCCTGCGCTCTGCCATGGCATCCCCTCTTTCTTTCTTTAACGACGCAT